CAGTACCAGCCAAACGATATACAAGCATCGTGAAAAAAGATACCGAGTATTTAGGTTTCAACAGAACTGTTGCGTATGCTATTTCCATCGACGAGGATGAACCGATTTCTTTAGGCAACAAACCAATCGAGTTAGATAGAGATGAGTTCAGAAATTCAGGACGAATCTTATCCAAAAACAAAGATTATATGGTTGTACTTCCTGAAGATTTCATCAATCTAAGAACCGATACAACAACAGAGAACGGAATCAGTAAGTTGCGACAAGATAAACAACGCTTAGAGTTGATTGGAAATGTTTACCAACGATTGAATTACGATATCGTTTACGATGGTCCTGGTCGTTTGATCTTTTGGATGAAAGATAACTTCCTGAATGGTGGAGATATCGATGTATCGGCTAACGAGATATTAGATCAGTCTAATGCTACGAAAGACTTACGAGCCGAGAGAGCTAGAGAAGAAGTCAAAAAACTAGCTCAGGAAATCAAAAACTCAAGTTCAGACAATGTTATCTTGGGAAGTTCTTATTTCGAGAACAAATTCGATCACATTCCACGTGTAACCAAGGCAACGGAGTTCCTAGAATATCTTCAAATGAAAGAGGGTTCAATCCTTGCGCAGTGTATCGGAATGACACCTGAATTGATTGGACTTGGAGATGTTTCAGGAAACGTTTCGATGGAAAAGATTATTGACAATGCAATGGTAAATATCATTATTCCAACGAGAGAGGGAATCGCAACACAGTTTTCTCCGTTGTTATCCGAGAAACTTGGACTTCCTAAAGTATACTTCGATAAATATGAAGCAAGATACAACGTGGATAGATCAAGTGAATCATATAAATATTCATTGGCAGTCAATTCTTTGATTCAGGCTTACCAATCCTCAGTGGAAGAAGGTAACTCGATTCCAACCAATATTCAGAATCAGATCATGGAATCCTTAAAGACATTGACAGACCATATTATAAAAATTTCTTAGGAGGCAAAAACATGAGTATTTTAGAAAGCATCATGCAGGAAGCCGATGTAAAACCAATTTCCAATGTAAACGGAAGAGATGTTTATACATTTGCCGATGCAGTCAAGGTCAATAACAAAGAGAGAGCTGAGGAAATTCTCGAAGGTAAAGTTGACTTTGGAAATAGAGTAACAAGAGAGGGTGGATTGTGTTATGCAAGAACACAGTGTCATGCAGTTGCAATCAATCCTGATAACTATTTCTTAAATCGCTATCGCAAAATTAAAAAAGACGAAAAAACAACGATTTATGAAGTTGTTACAGACTATCGAGCTATCAAAGAACAGTCTACTGGACGAGTTTATACGAACAACATCGTTGTTGAAATTGTCGAGAATTCAAAAACTGGCTTGAAATACATGGGCAAGAAAACAATTTCAGACCAAGAATTTATCAACAGTTTCAAGAGTAGCTTAAGCCATGAAGCACTGGCTAAGATAGCAAATGTAATCCTAATGGCTCAAAAGGGGCAAACAGAGCCAACTGGAGATTCTTTGGATTTCTAATATCCAATTAAAAATTGAATATAAAGAGGCAATATAGAGGGCTAAGAGTATTTAGGCATTAACGTTTTTCACGTTTATTGCATAGATAAAGGCTCAATATATTGCCTTTTTTTGTTGATTGAAAGGAGAAAACATGGCAACTAACAAAAGAACATTCGATGTAAAAATCACTTTAAAACCTGAAGCTTCAGCACAGGGAGATACTGTTACAACTACTTCTGAAGTTATTACATTGGAAGATGAGCAAGCTCAGAATTTTTGGGCAATGTACCAGTCTTACTTGAACGGGCAAGGTGACGCTATTGGTTTCACGTATTATGACAAAACGAACATGGCAAAACCAACTCCAACGGCTACAGATGTAATGGCTAGAACTATTTTGTTTGAAAACGTTAAATCGGTTGAACGATTGGCTACACAGACAACATCCACTACTGATTATGATTGCAAAGATTTAGAACTTTGCTAGATATGGACAAACAAAAAGAAGTTAAGTGGTTTACCACTGAAAAAGAAAGACTTGCATATCTAAGAGGACAAAACAAAGAGTACAAATTAAAACCAGTAGAGAAGAAGGCAAAACGTGGCACAAGCAAAAAAGATAGCAACGTTTAAACTTCACGATGCAATCAAAGAACGTACTCAAGTGGATGTAGTCTATCGTGAAAGAGGAATTACAAAATATTCCTATATTGTCCTTGATCCTGGTGTGGAATATGAGCTTCCTGAAGACGAATTGTTCCAAAAATCAATTCGAGGTTGCGTGTTTAAAAAGCCTTATTCAAAAGCGATGGAAGATTCGCTTAAGGCAAATAATATTCCATACAAAGTTGAATTATGTAAGCAGTGTGGAGGGCGAGTTAAAAAACTTGCCTACAATCCGTTGGAGGTAATCGAGTAATGCCAGTACCTACTATCGTAAAAAACATTCAAAAAAGTTTGGATGTTCGTAAAAAAGCAAAGCAGAACATCGATGAATCCATCAACCTAGAATCACTAAATGAAAAGAACGTGATGTTATCCGTTACAAATTCTGCGTTCCTAGAGGACAAGCCAACACGCTTGTTAAACGAGGGGGCAATTATGTATGAGGGTGGCGAAGATGTCCGTCTATTTATCGAAAAAGGGGCGATACAGAAGTTTTATAACAATCTCCCTGATGATTATGTAGGATATATCTCTTTGGCACATATTCACTTATTCTCTTTGCCATTAAATCTAGGAACTTGGACAAAACAAGACTTAGAAATCGTGGATTTGGAAGATGGAAGGCAAGCGTTGAATGTACGTGCTCATTTAAATGATTCACTGCATATCGTACAAGATTTAAAAAATCAGGAAATCCCATTGTCCGTCAGTGTTGAAATGGCAACAAGGATGGATTGGAGAAAGTCATTTGCACTTGGCTTTCCTTGCATACAAGAAATCGATATTCAAGGATTCTCCGTTGTCGGAAATCCTGCCAATGTCGACAGTACAAACGTAAATCTAACCATAGAAGGAGAAGATGAAATGAATTTAAAAGATTTGTTATCAGGTAAAAAAGAAGATATTCAACCAAAAGAAGATTTGAATACTGAAAAACCTGAAGAAAAAGAAGTTACGGAAGAAAAAATCGAATTATCTAGCGATCAATTAACAATTCTTGAAAGTTTCATGGAGAAATTCGAGACTTTGGAAAACGAAAACAAGGAATTGAAAGAAAAGATCGCAGAATTACAAGCAAAAGAAGCAAAAGTAGACGATAAAAAAGAGGCAGAAAAAGAGGAGAAATTAAATTCACAGGTTGAAGATGTTCTAAGCCGTTTAGAAAAACTAATGAACGGAACAGAAACTTCTAAAAAGGAAGAACCAACTGTAAATCCTGAATTTGGATTTTTAGGAAGTCTTGAACCTAAGAAAGGAGATAAATAATGCCTACATTCGCAACAAGTGTTTTAGAAAACAATTCAGTTGATATTGTCGATTTCGCTAAACTTAGCAATATTGGAGAAATCGGTATGGCACCTGATTTCTCACAGAATCAGTTAGCAAACGATTTCCAAAATAATTTCCCATTGGTTCAGTGGTTATTGAGTACATCTCGTAGCCGTCAGATTCAGACTGCATTTAACAATGGGTCTGCACAGATTCATCGTGATTCTTCAGGTGAATTAAATATCGTGCTTCCTTGGGAAGTTGGAACTACATTGCCTGAAGATACTCAAAATGAATGTTGCTGGACACCACTTGATTTAGCTAAATGTGGTTCAGAAGTTCCATTAAAGCTATTGTGTTTGAAAGATTGCGACAAAATCTTAGAAAACTTTGTATGGAGCAAAAAACGTTTTGGGTCAAATGATTTAACTGGTTATTTTGCTCGTCAGGGTGAAACAGTAAGACAAGCTCGTGATCGTATGGCACGTTTAAGCATGGTTTACTTCACTTCTTACAACATTATCAATGGTACTTCTTCAACTGGTACTTCTGTATTGAAACCATTCCACGGATTGTTGGAAGTTGTAGAAGATAAAACAGTTTTAAAAATCTTAGGACAGAATATCTTGGCAGCTTTTGATTCACTAGGTTGTCGTTTAGCCGTAATGAGTGGTGCAAATACTGGAGAAATCATTTTCGCAGTACATCCATTAACATATATGGCTATTAAAAAAGTTATCGTTCCAGGTAAATTCAATGGCGAACTTCCTGCAAACTGGACGAAAGATGCAAATGGAAACGTTCGTTTTATGGGTTATCGATTCATTGAAGATAAGACAGTTCCAGTAGATGTAGCCAAGGGAACTGGTGATGTATGGATGTTAGACGGAAGAAGTGTTGGTGGAATCATGGGTACAACATTATCACCAAGTGAAGATTTCATCCGTAGAACAATCTCTACAACTGATACACCATCTGATGGATGTGCTACTGAATGTACGTTCTACTACAACTTTGGTGCAGTATTTGGAACAAACCCTAACCGATTAGCCGTTATCACAGACATTCCATTAAGCGCAACTTGTATGGGTGCCACTTTGGATGGTTTGGATGCTCTGATTAAACCTCAGACAATCGTTCCAATTAACATTGCAACTGAATAATGTTTGAAACAATCTACGAACAACTACAAACAAGTTGCGATTGCATCAGACAATCTGATAAAAACGATGATTCGTTTAAAAAGAATGTCATGCAATTGGTCGATTTAATCAGTTCTATAACGTGTTGGAAAAACAGTTCATGCGAGACTTTCCTCTCTAGTGATAGAGAGGAGGTCTTCGATGTGGATTTCATCCGTTCTTGTCATTGCGATGGTGGATTGATGATTACCAATCTTTACTATAAAGAAATCAAATCTGAAACAATCCAAATTATTCTACAAACACGAGACGGAATCCATTTTGAAGAGATAGAGCTTGCAGACGAGGATTTCTCGTTCAATGCGTACGAAAATAAGCTATATATCGACTTATCGCCTTATGGTATCAACGATATTTGTAGTTGTAAGAAACTGCATAAAATCATTGTTCGTTACACGGCAGGATATGAACTTTTACCTCAGTGTCTTGTTCCAGTGTTCTGTGATTACCTGCAACATCTAATTGCATACAACCAATGTGATTGTAACTGTGATACTTGTGAGGATGAAACAGAAAATAAAGCACCAGTTGAACCTGATACGATAGAAGAATATATCCAACGAACATTGTTGATTGCATACCAAAGACAATTGGAAACAATTTCCCTTTGCGGAAGAAGTTATAGATTTTTAGGGATGGTTGTATGATTGTTAAGTTTTTAGGCGAAAAAGGCGAACGAAAAAAAACTGGATGTCCAGTTTGTGGTACAAGAATTCGAGTTTCCAACACTATTTCATATACAAAAAGAATGATTCTTCCAAGTGGCAGAGTTATGGTATTCGTTTTAAATCGAGAATACGAAGTAAACGAAAAGGAAGGACAATTCTTATTAGATTACCATTACACGTACAACAATGAGGAGATACATCCTTTTGTCAAACGAGACTAATTTGCTTAAGGCTTGCATCGATGCAGTTCAAGGACAGTTCGATGATCTAGCCGAACAGTTCAAAGAGACTATGGGGAATGAAATCCATAGCAAAGAGGGAACGTTAAAAAGTTGTATGTGTAAAGAAAAGATATCCGATACAAGGTATTTCGTTGGAATTGATCAAAACCAACTGAAAGCTAAGGCAGGATTTGATTACTCCAATGCGTATTGGAAAGGAAGAAAAGAAGTACGTCCTAAAAGAAAAAAAACCCTGCATTGGGTGGAAGATGAAAAGGATGTATTTGCAAAAAAGGCAAAAGCAACGAGTGGAGACCCATTCGTAGAAAGGGCAATAGCAAAATTCAAATAAAGGAGAAAAGTATGGCTATCAAAAAAACAACTAAGAAAACCGATGTTAACGCTTTTATCCAGCGTAAGTTGTCCGTTTTGAATGCACATGGTGGTTACAAAGCAGAAAAAGCCATGACACGTGTTATTGCAAAAAATAAAGGAGGACAAGCCTAATGTCAAAGTGTAACATCAATCGAATCGTAGCAAATAAAGTTGGTTATAACAAGCTAGATAAAACAACTGCAGAAGTTACCTTTAACTTAAGCCGTGATATTGATTCTTGTGTAAAAATCAATACAAAAAACTATGTTGCGTATGTAGGTTCTACTGCACCAGTTTATTCACGTTTGGCAGTTCCTCAGGACATGATTAACGTTTGTGAATCCTTTGGATGTAAAAACTCAGGAACATTGATGATTAACACAAACAATACTGGTTCAGATTCTAACTACACACATACGGCGAGTGCAACATTCGCAAAATCTACAAACGCTATCTTATTTTCTGCAGGTGTTATGTTCATGTATATCGACTTCCCAGCCGCAGGAAATTATGAATTAGCCGTAACTATCGCAGATATCAAAGACAGTACAATGACAAATGCCGATGTTTATAAACAGACTGTATCTGTTAAACATGAGGGTTATCAACCAATTACTGTTGACTTGGCAAAAGCTCCTGAAGAAACAGAGGGAGATGGATGGACTGCAACTACTCAGGGTATCCGTTTGAAAGTTGAAGTTTCTTCAACAAGTGCAGAAGAAACAGGATATATGGTAGGTATGTCTTCAATCTCATTCTTTGAAGATATTGACGATTTAGCAAATAACGAAGTTATCAAACTTGGATGCTTAACAGGTATCGAGGGAGATGACACGATCGATGCATTAGAGGAAATGTGTTTAGGGGCTAAATACGACACTTCAACAACGACTGTTGAACGTACAATCACTGCTTCTACATGGACACCAAACGTTCTTATGCTAAACCCATTGATGCAGAGAACAGAAAAAACAGATGGTTACTACATTGCGACAATTGAAGCAACTGTTAACGAATCAACAGACCACGAGGGATATGGAGAAGTACAACTTGCAGATGCATACATTGAAAAATGTGGTTTTACTTACGCTTCATTAGCCGATGCTTGCAATGTAAACGATGCAATCTTAACTCGCATTGAACACCCTAATTTGATGAATTTGGATGAAAGACAGTTCCAAGTTGTGAACTCAAAACTAAATCCAAATGTAGATTTCGAGGGTTCATATCTATATTTCAATAAAGAATTAGTAGGTAAGACAGTAATTATCTCTTATCCTCGTGCTTCTGAAGTTGAATCATTCGTAGCAACAGAAAACGGAATCAACGAAAGACGAGTTCAAATGTCTTACTCAAAAGTTCAGTCTGATGGTGTATTTGAAGTACATGAATATCCAAACGTATTGATTACTTCATTCCCACAGACAATCAATAACAGTGATAGCGAATTCTCATTCACAGTCAGTGTACAACGTGATGTGGATGGAAGTTTCTTCCATGTTATGAAACACAATCGCACAGGCGAATACCTGTAAACCGATACAAATTAAGGAGGCAATATAATGGACAAATTTACAATCAATGATTGGTTAGATATTAATAAAAGTCTTGAAAAAGCGAGAGAGGATGATACACCTCATGCCGTTTTAAATAACGGCAATCTCGCAGTCGTAGGCGATGCAAATAAAACGGAAGTCAAAAAGGTTGATTACCAAATTAAGTTTCGATTTGAAGAAGGAGAACTTCAAGCGTACCCAAAAAACGCTAAAAAAGTAGGTAAATACATCATGTTTACCATCGATTTTGAAGATATTCACATCAATCCTAGAAAAGATATGTTACTTGTCGAATCGGCTTTAGGCATTTATCCGATTATCACGGCTCTAACAAATGTTGTAGATACTCGTAATAGTCAGATTGAAGAAATGCTTAAACAAGTAGGTGCAGAGTATACAAAGGATGATGATGGACAGATTACTCTTTCTCAACCAAATAAACAGTTAGAAGATGAAATTGAAGTCATGAAAGCGCAGGCAAACATTGAAATGATTCATGTTTACAATCAGGCAGGAGAACAAGGTCAACAAGCTATCTATGATTTCGTAAAAACATTACTGAATATCGATGATGTTTTAGCAGACCATATGCTACCTGGTTCTGTGTTAAATGCGTTATACGCAACAATCGTTAACAACCCTGAAATCTTCAACGAAACAGAAACAGTTTTTGGATATTAACAGAAAAGGAGAGTGGTAATCAAACCGATAACCGAAAAACCTACGATGCAGACTTGAATATCTACTCTTTTATGGCTCATTATGTTGCCAAAATATTGAAAATTCGCCCCAATGATATTCTTGATCGTTGGGGTGTTTCTGAATTATTAGTTGCATACGGAATATATCGAAACGAGGCACAAGAAAAAGCATACTCAGAAATTGAGAGCTATAACCGAACGGCTAAAAAGAAAATACCAAGGGTCAATAGGTATGCCGTGAAATTCTATTCAAGAAAAGAATTGGAGGAAGAAAATGTCTCAACCTAGAGTCGGTGCAGAACTGATATTAGATACGAAAACTGCTCAGCAACAGATAAAAGCTCTAAACAAACAAAAAGTTCAGGTTGACCTCCAAGCCAAGAATCTAACAAAAGTTAAGTCGGATATCACAAAACTAGATTCTCAGTTAAAGGAATTAAACAATCGAAAGATTACTTTGGAATCCGATGCACAGTCTTTTCAAAGAATCAAAAGTCAGATTGAAGAAATTGATCGTGCTTTAGCAAATATCCGTAACCAAAAGGCTCAGATACGTTATTCAGATATTTTATCAGACGATGTAAAAAGCACTTGGGTATCTCAATTAACGAAACAATCATCTTTATTGCAAGGACAGAAAGCGGTTCTTACGCAAGATAAACGAGAGCTTCAGGATGTTTACAACGAATACAAAAAAATCAGTAAGCAAATCGATGCTTTAAATAAAAAGAAACTCGATTTACAAGCCGAGTTTGGCGATGCAGATAAAATCCAAAAGGAACTGGATGAATTAACAAGGAAGTCTGCACAACTTGAAAGCGATAGGATAGACCTTGAGTTAAGGCTAGAAGATTATCAACAAGTCATGTCGCAATTGAATAACATTGCGAGCGTAGCACAAAGAATTCAAAAGTTTGGAAACAGTATGAGTAAGATTGGTAGTTCCATGACCAATCTAGCAAGCAACTTTTCCAACAATCCATTAGGTAGTATAGGGCATTTCTTAGTTCAAGGTGTTGGATATAGCGCCTTGTATCGCACGACTAGTGGATTTATGAACGCGATTGAAACATCGTTCTCAGGTGCTATTAATCGTATGGACACGATTGCCAACTCAAGACGAACATTTGAAGCTATGAACTTTGACACAAGTGTTGTGGATGCTTCAATGGACGATTTGGAAAATCGTATTTTAGGACTTCCTACAACATTGAACGATGCCATGCAGTCTGTAACCATGATTAGTTCAATCACTAGTGATTTGCCTAAAGCAGTACGTATCTTTGATGCATTGAATAACTCAGTTATTGCCTTTGGAGGTTCGCAAGAACAAGCTAATAGAGCGATTACACAGTTCTCGCAAGCAATGGGTACTGGTAAATTGGATGCTCGTACTTACTTGTCATTAACCGATGCAGATATGTTTCCTGCGTTAGCTCAGGTAGCCGAAATGTTAGGTTACTCATCTGAAAACATGGGTGCATTTAAAACTGCACTTGGTGAGGGTGAAATCTCAATCGAACAGTTTACGGATGCATTGATTGAGTTAAACGAAAACGGCAATGCTACGATGCGTGCCTTAAATGAATTAGCTAAGGAAAACGCACTAAAAAGTATCGGTTCATCTTTGACAGTTGCACAGACACAGATTGAAAAAGGATGGGCTTCAATCATTCAGTCTATCAACGATACTGTGGAATCTTTAGGATACGGAAGTATTCCTGAGAATATCGCTAAATTTGGTAATTTCATGCGTGATTCCATGTATGGAGTTTCTAATTTTATCAACGAAAATCGAGAGCCGATCGGTGAATTCTTAGACTTTATCATAGATAAATTCAATGCAGTTCAAAACGAATTGTCAAAATTTGATTTTGGTGATTTCACAGACGGATTGAAAGACTTTAAACCAGTTCTTGAGGGTGTCGTGGACTTAGTAAAAGAAGTTTATGATGCATTCAAAGGATTCGCTAGTTTTGTTGGTGGTGGCGATATATCACGTGGTTTAGGAAGATTAGCAGGTGGATATATCACGTTAGCCTATGGATTAAGAGTTTTAGGTGGAGTTCTTTCCTTTGGTGGGGGAACAATTAGCAAAGTAGCTCAACTAGCAGAATGGTTTGGTTCTAAAGGTAAATTCGCAAACTTTACTAAGAAAGGTTCTTCACTGTTCTCTATCTTCCAAAACAGTAATAAAAACAAATCCGTTACAGATTCTCTAGGTAAGGCAACTACTACTTTTGATAAAGGTGCATTCTATACCAAACTAGGAAATCAGGCTCAACTTGCGTTGATGGCAGGAAACATGATGTTGTATGTCGAAGCTATCAATCAATTGAATAATAAGATTCCTGATGATTTAAGCAAGTTGATTCCTAAACTTGCTACTCTAGGAGCAACGATGGGTGCAATGATTGGTGTTACCAAAATCATGAGCAATATGTCAAAGACAGTTGATCCTAAAACACAATTGACTGGAATTGTTTCTTTGATAGGTGCAGGAGGAGCTTTATATGTGCTTGCAGAAGCCATTGGAGAAGTGAATAAGAAAGTGCCTGATGATATAGGAAACTTTGCATCCAAAATGGCAAATATGGCAATTGCTATTGGTGGTATAGGAATTGTAGTAGGTGCATTAGGTGGCTTGGCTAGTTTGGGCAATGGACTTGGTGGTATCATCATGGTTCTTGGTGGAATATTCACCTTAGGATTAGCAGGTATTCTTTATGCCGTTAGTCAATCTATTTCTGCAATGGCAGACAGTGTTATGGATATAGGTACTGCTCTTGAAAAGTTTGGAAATATAGAAATCGATTCCAAAGGTGTATCGAAGAACATGAAAACAGTTACCGATGCACTCGATGATTTAACTGGTTGGTCAGGTGGATTCTTTGGAGCAATTGGAAAGCTGGCAACACAGAAAATTGATGAAGGAAACATCGCACAAGCAAGTTCTAACTTGAATCAGTTACTGGATGTTGTAAAAGCACTTGAGGGAATTCAAGAAGTTGGAACATTGGATGGAGATTCAATCGAGAAGAACCTGAAAGCCGTTAAGGAAATCTTGCAGGCTTTACAGTCAGTCATGCCTTTACCAACAGTCAATATTGAAAACATGAATACGGATAATGTAACTTCCATTGCCGAAAATATAGATGCTTTATCACAGTTAACAGATAAACTCAGTGCATTTGGATCAAAAGAAATTCCTGATATCGATGTCGAAAAACTTACAACCACGATTACAAAAGTATCTACTGTTTTAGAACAGTTGAAAGATGTTCAATTCCCTGATGTTCGATTAGGCACTTCCTTAACATCTGAGAATGCCGAAAACATAATCGGAGTATTGGACAACTTGTTGCAGATTTTTCCTAAAGTCAATGAACTTATTAAGGTAGCAACTGAAAATCCAATCAATGTAGAAGATTTTGGCAGTGCTATCAAGAGCATTTCTGATTTGTTAGGTAAAATCAATGAAGATTTAATGCCAAGTGGTGAAACACGTGTTGGATACAATATGGAAAACTTTATGAGTGCAGATACAATTCAGAATGTTATCGATGCACTGAATGGCATGATTAATTTGGTTACAACTTGCAAATCCTTGATGGATACATTCGCAAATATGGATGTAGACTTCAAAACATTGAGAATGAACATTAATTCGATGTTAACTGCATTAGGTGGAACTGTCAGTGGTTATGGAGCAGTCGAAATTGACACAGAAAAACTGGCTCAGTTGGAAGAAGTTGTAGATACGTTTAGCACCATCGTGAGCAAGATGCAGTCTATCAGTCAAGCTCAAATCAACTTTGAAACCATAAACAGTATCATTTCACAGATTGGTACAGTCATTACAAATCTTGCTAATCTATCCAGTGTAGAAAATGCACAGAATGTTACTGCTCAGGTCGATGCTTTGATAGCTAAATTCCAAGAGTTATTAACTAGATTGCAGGGCATGGATGAACAGTTCTTAACTGTTGGTACAACTTGGGGAAATTCCTTGTATACAGGTTTTGAAGAAGCCGATGTAACAGGACAATGTGTAGCTTATATCGATGCCATGATTGCCGAGTTAGGCAAGAAAGACTTCACACCAGTTGGTACACAGTACGGAAATCAAGTTGTCAGTGGATTTAGAACGGCAGTAGCAAGTCTTCCTAATGCGATGTCGACTGCGATTTCAGGTTTAAATGCGTACGCTTCAAGGTTCTCAAGTGCAGGTGCGAATTTAGGGAATTCCTTTGCAAATGCATTCAACAATGCAGTATCGAACTTAGAAACACCAAACATCAATGTAGAACGTGATTCACGAGGTGGCGAAGTTCCAACTGGATATTTTGCTAAAGGTGGATTTGCAAGAAGAGGAACAGATACTATTCCTGCTATGTTGACACCTGGAGAGTTCGTGGTGCGAAGAAATGCAGTAAAAGGTATTGGAGTGTCCTTCTTGAAAAAAATCAACGATATGGACTTCAAAGGTGCTTTCAAAGGCTTGATGTCATCGCAAGGAAATAATTCGATGCAAGCGACTTACAACCACATTGTTAACAATACTTCTAACTACAACTACGGAGATAGAAGTATCACGATCAATGGTGGCAACGAACGCAAGCAACGATTAAAAGCAAATAGATTTATGAAAGGATTGGCATATTAAAATGTTTGGAAACTGTGAAAACTTTAACCCTGTAAGACAATATGTTCAATTCAATGATTTGGTCTTTGATTCTACGGATGTGATTAGTGAAGCGAGTTACAAACAAAGCACAAAGACCGAAACAGAAGAGTATTCCTATGGTCATGGTAGCTATGTAAATTTCAAGTCCTCCCAACAGTTTTTAACTGAGGGAGACTTGAGCATGACCATTAATATTGACTATCGAAAATATAGAAGAGAAGAGAGGAAATACCTCAAAGATTTTATCAAGCTCAACTTGATTAAAGCTGGTCGCATATGGGCAATTGAAGATAACAAGATTTTATGGGCATATGCTTATGTAACGGACTTTTCAGACGATTACTACAAGTTCAAAGGGCATATATCCTTTGATATAGAGTTGAAACTCTATGAGGGAGTATGGCACATTGCAGACCCTAGAAGAACGTATCTAATTCCATACAGTACGTGTAACTTCCTAGAGTGCTATGACTTTAGAGACGATACAAATTGTGGCGATTGTTGTGTGAACTGCGTAAAGCCAATGGAAGAAGATTGTGCATCTTGCCTGTGCCATTGCGATGATTTGGTAAAAGAAAATTCTTTATGTGTAGTCGGTCGAAATATCTTAGATGAATTCATGCGTTGTGGAAAATCATTCTTGCTTGTATATGACTGCAAGCGTTCAGAAGAATTCTTTGGCGAGGATTCATACGGAAAGAAAATCTATAAAGCCGATGTATGTAAATCAACGATAGCAGGACAGTTCTATTCAGGAACTATCCTAGATACAACGAATATTGATATTCGTATCGAGGGTAAATTTCAAAACCCTGAAATTAGTATTAACGGAAATCGCATCCGTTTGAAAGGTGATTATGACGGAACAATCACGATAGATAGAAGTGGCTCAGTCATGTATTCAAAAGGTGATTGTTGCCCATTTGAAGAAGTGGATTTAAACAATGTAGAAATATTGGATGATTTTCTATTCACAGTAAAACATGGCATGAATAACGCAATCGTAAAGAATTCATGTTGTGAAATGGCGAGCGTTTATATCTATGTAGATGAAATAACGTACTAGAAAGGAATGTGTATGGCAGAAGAATATTGTTCACCTTGTATAAAACTACAAGAAGAAAGTGCAGAATTCTATGAAAATGGTGTAACCGATGCAGTCTGCAATTCATTAGGCGATAACACTGGATTCAATCCTGAAAGTGGAAATAACACTTGCGATGATCTAAAGACTGCAAACGACTGTTTGATATTAGGAAATATCGAAGAGTTACCTGCATATGATGTCTGCAAATGGAAAGAGTTCATGGAACAGTTTTTACCCAATCAGTACAACATGAACGAAGCTATCATTTGTGCTATCTGTGGACTTTGGAATAGTTTGCAGAATATGTTGCTTATGAATTTGGCTATCAATGCAAAATATGAGATTCGACAAGAGACAAGAGGGTTATCTGTTTCTGTCGCTCGTAACGGAGATTGGGTATTCAGATATTCTGATTGGAATAACCTTGAACAAACTGAAAAAGTAGGAGATGGAGTTGTTACTGGAAAAGCCGATTTCTGTATGTCGGTTGGCGAAAATAAACAAATTTCATGGCATATACGTAGTGTAACTGTCAGTACGTTCACATATACGGCAACAAGTGTTGTTCCTGCATCTAGACCAGGTATTACAATTCGTGTTCCAAATTCTAGTGGAGAGGTCATCTATCAACGAGAAAGTGTACAAGGAAATATCTCAGAAGCTATCAATCGTACAGTGGACTTGAATTTATCAGGAACATTGGGAACAGGTCAGAGTACAGATTGGATTCAGTTCTTATCTATCTACAATGACTGGGTAGTGGATGATGAAACAAACTTATACGTTCAATTCAAAAATAATAACGTGGATAACGTTCCAACGTGCTAGGAGGTAGCTTATGGCAGTTGTAGATAAAGATATATGTAAAGCTTGCGAGGACTTACAAGCCTATGCACCTGAATTTGTTATAAAAGGTGTAACAGATACGATGTGTGCAAATCTAGAAGCCAATCAAGGATTGATGAACAAAGGCAGAAAGAATTGCACAGATATTCATAATGCTATTGATTGTTTGATTGGTGGAATGGCAGAAAAAGCACAAGCCTATGACCCTTGCAAGCCAAATCAACCAATTGAAGATTTAGCAAAAAACGTTATGCACGTAATGGATATGTTGGCTTGTTCAGATTGTGGACAGTGGGAACAAATCGAATTGATTTGGGAAGAAATTCAAAAGATATGGGATGCTATTCACGATTTGGAAGATGCTTTAGGCGATGCAAACGGAAATATCAGTAAGATTCAGAACGCTTTGATTAAACTTCTTACAAACATGAGAAATGCAGGATATTGGGAAGCATCAGGAGATATCTTAGACGGAAATGTGAAGTCAGGAGTTGGAGTAGCTTATGGAACGATGAATCACTTTGGTGGTACTGCCGATGGAAACTCATATATCCGTACAAATACAGGACAAACAGAAAACGATACTGTTGGAGGTATCTAATGGCATGGAACACATTTTGGGGTGCATATGATAATACAGGTCCTTATGCAAATGTTGTGCTAGGGGGAGACCCTAGTGCAACTGGCCCTTTTGGAGCACCATTAACAGAAGCTCATAACAACGGATATGGTTATGGCGTTGAGTTTACAGACAATGGAAGTTATGGCGTAACTTTTAAATTAAACTTAGTTGGATATGCCGTTTCTGATTATCAAAGCTATATAGCCAATCGTTATTATGTTCCTTATGGTGGAACATATGATTACATTTTGATTATTTCAACTTCTAACAACAATCAACAGTCATGGAGCCAAATTTATAATCAAAAGATTTTCTCGCACGCTGGGGGAGCACCTTTATGTTATAGAGCCGATTGGCATACAGTTGCACAACAAAGTCAATGGAGTGGGTTTTTTCAACTTCCAACAGACACAACGCACGTAAAAATCGAATTAAAAGGCGAAGATGCAACTTTACCACATGAAAATATATATTCCATTCAACAGATTATTCCTGAATTTAAGCCTTGGGCAATTCGTAAAGCAAAACAATGGAATTCTTTGAATAGACCAAGTGGATTCTTCCATATTCGTAAATCAGGACAATGGGAAGATAAATCAATCATGAGTGGCAGTGAAACAGGACAAGTCAATCAAGGAACATCGAGGATAAGAAAAAATAACAACTGGGTTGGACAAGGAAAGGTAGGTAACTAATGATACCTTATTTTGAAATCCTAGAATTTGGCAATGTAAAGAAACGTTTTCAATTATCCTTATCAAATATATCTATGTCTAACGAAATGATGTCTACACCTACGATAGACATTGATGGAGTAGCCGAATTACTTCCTTATTTGAGAGGGAGAAAAGAAATTCGTATTTATATAGAAAATGCCATCTTCTATTCCAATACACAGTCTGTAAACGTGAACACAAATACTGGTGTATTAAGTATTTCTTGTTCTCATGTCATCAAGGAATGGGAATACAGACAAGTGCCTACAAACTATGCCACGAAAGATAAGACGATACCTCAAATCTATGAAGATGACGAGATGAAATATTCAAATGAATGGATTATGAGCTTTGATGAAAAAGCATCTCAAGAAGTTATTGACTATGTGTATTCAAGGCAGGATAAACTCAGTGCCTTAACAAGAACGTGTGAATTGACACCTGATTTATTTTGGCGAGTTCCTTTAACAAAGGATAAACGAATTGAAGTAGGTGTTTTTGGAGAGAAGAAAAATTACACTGTTTCTTTAAGACCGAGTGGCAAAACCAATATTCATATTTTAGAAGAACCTGAAATCAACGAGGATTGGTCGAACGTTATCAACTTGGCAACAGTGTATGCGAATAAATCAGACAGTGGAATGTCCTCGCTATCTTTAAGAGAGGTATATAACGATACATCCTTGCAAGACCCTAACTTTCCAGTTGTGATTATTCGTAACAATATCAATAACGAACGTGATTACAACTATATCGATTATCCAAAACTAGCACCAAACAACCAATTGGAATATGCAGTTATTGATACAGAATCCGTTGCAATGGAAAGTGGATTGTTTATTGAGGGAACGTTTGCTTTTGACGATTTAAACCCTTTCTCATTGGAAGAAGATGTAGAAGATGGAGAAGAACCAGTAGGAAGTGGAAATTGGTCTCCTCAAGCTTTTATAGATGAGTATAACGGACAATCTATCGATATGGATGGAGTTCCACCTGAACAACCGTATCAATGTGTTGATACATTCAAAAAATGCCTTGAAATCATTGGTTATCCAAATCCATCTAGAGCCATTGGTGGAGATGGATATGCATGGAATATTTGGTTTAATAGACAATCCCTAGGATATGATGCGTATTTTGATTATCCAAGTACACCTCAGTTTGGAGATTGGGCAATCTTTAATAAAGCAGGAGATACACCTTATTCTCACGTAGCTATGTTTGTTTCTGATAACGGAAATGGTACTGCTCAATTCTTTGGGCAGAATCAACCTCAAGCATATTGCACAGTTACTTCTATATCGACTGCCAATATCTTAGGTTGGTTGCGTGTAAAACCTGAGTTTTGGCAAGGAACATACAATCCTGAATCAGGCAATGGTGTTAAGAACATTACCGATGATGACAGAATCAAATGTGCCAAGGCAGTGTACGATGCTACGATCAAAAAACTAATCTATGCTCGTAGAAAATATCAAATCACTGTTCAGACAGAAGAATTACCTAGTGATATCAATGTAGGCGATAAGATTCGTTTTATTTACGATATGAAGAAATTCCATATCGAGGAATGCTCAAACTATATGCGTAAGCTCATAGAAGAAAATGATTGGTATTACATCGTAAAAATGGAACGAAACATCAATGCTGATGGAACAACCACTGGAGAACTTACCCTTGAGAAGTTCTTACGAGTTGATAGAGAGGGGAAACAAGAATCATGATGGATGAATATAGCAGAGCCATAAATATCCTTGCAGAGAACGTATACGAGCTTAAACAGAAACAACGATACAGTTCTATACAACGTAGAAATCAAAGTGTAGATATGTACGGATATGAATTGACTGGTCATGGTTCTGCAAGCAGTCCAGCCACGCTTGGTATCAGTGTTTCCCAAGACTTGATTTATTACAACCGATACGAGTTTCAAATCGTTATCGAAAATGCAAGTGCAACTTCTTTTCAGATTCTGATTGATGGAATCGATTTAACACCTTATTTCCAATCTCAGTTTAATGGAGCTTGGATTACTGGAAATGGTGTTTATCCAAACAAAGGAACTGCACATTATGACGTACTTCTTGCGACTGGATATATGAACGAAGCCGAAAGAAACCAAATTTTAGAACCAGGATATAAAGAAGTGCAAGTGGTAGGCAACGGAGATTTTGATGTGAAGATTATCAACTATATGAAGTATTCACATTGCAATCGATAGTTTGCGAAAACTCACTATTTTAAAATCCATTATATAATTTTATTGTAGGAAAAACGCATATGAACAGACTTGAAAAAATGGAACTTCACTTGAAAAATCATCCTAACGATTATCAAACTGCAATCGCTTTTTTGAAGTATCGTAGCAATGAATTTGACAAGGAAAGAAAACATAAACAAGACCAAATGCGAAAAGATATAGCCATGTATAAAAGGAGGCTTAAAAGTGCAGAATAAACACTCTAGCGACAGTATAGCCGAAGATTTGATACGTGCTTTCACGCAGGTAGGAAATACCGAATTGCATACGAAAACACTACTAGAAAAGCGCGTATCTGAAATAGAAAATGGCATGATTGAGGACGAACAAATTTCTGATCAAATGGAAATCATCAATGAGCTTAAAGAAGATTTAGAAGCACAAGCTCAGACACGTAGAGAACTCATGCTTTATTTGTACAGGCTTTATGGAGAAAAAGGCAATAAGGAATATTGGTGTGTGATAAAACACTTGTCATACGCTATGTACACAACCTTTGAAGCATATCAGGCAAGCGATAAAGACGAAGAATTATTTTCTTTGTATCTGCAGATTAACAAAATGTTCATCAAGGCATTATCGCAATTCCTAGGTGTAACAATCACGGAATGCAGTGCTTGTTTTGGCGATATCCTTAAAGCCGAAATGAAAGGAGACGAACAATGAGTCTAAATCCACGAGTATGTAAAAAAAGCTATAAAGTACACATACCTATGATGGGTGAAGCGTGTGAATTTTGGCTTATTACAGTAACGGACAAACAATCTATTACAAACCCTGATAAAGACCATGCTTATTTAACAGATGATGGAAAATTATTTGTGTTTAACGGAGATTCATTGGTTCGAGTAAATTGCGATATATGTTTTACGCAAGAAGAAAGAGAAAAATTAGAAGGAATTGAAGAGAACGCTAATAATTATGAACTACCAATTGCCACTCATAGCCAATTAGGCGGTGTGCAAATTGGATATAGTGAAAATCAAAGAAATTATGCGTTAAAACTAGACGAAAACAATCGTGCTTACGTTACAGTCCCGAAAGACGATGTAGAAGATATTCCTATCCCCTTAGCAACAGACAAGCAAGTTGGTGGGCTTAAAATAGGCTATCAAGATACTGGAAGCTTTCATGGATTGCAATTAGACGCAGACGGAAAAGGATATGTAAAAGTCGATATACCAGAAACAGTTGATATATATTCTGGAACATCAGAAAATCCCCCGGAATTTTGGAAAGACGGAGATATCTATATCCAGTACGAGGAATAATCTATGGCATATGGAAGTAATCACGAATTAGGTTGGATTGAAGCTTGGTCAAACGGACATTATCGTGTATCAAATTATGTAGCATATAAACAAGATTTAGAAAACAGAAAACTTGAAATAACCTTGGCAAATCAACAGTGTTGTTCATTAGATAGTTTTCATACATTTCATAATGATGTGGGTGTAAACAATGGATATGGTTGGCAAGTTATGGGAGGCCCTGTTGTTGATGTTGCAGATTCCGTAAATGTTCCTGCAGGTGGATGTTGGACACATAGTGGTGATAGATACGCAACTGTAACAGTCAATTATAACAACGATGGAAGCGTTCCTGATATTTTGATGTCAACGCAGTTTATAGCTGGTATAAATCAATATGATACCCCTGAATTTGACTGGACAACTAAAAACATAAAAACGTTATTTCCCAGTATTAACGCTAAGGTGCAAGCACCAACAATTACTAATGTAGATGTTATTTCCTCCACTTCAGCAACAGTAGAATTTACAAGCGTAGAAAACGCAACTAAATATCATATTACGTTGAAACACCAAGATGGAGCAGTTACGGCATATATAACAACGGACACGAGATATACATTTAATCATCTTTCTCCGAACCAAAATTACACTGTAACAGTCCAATCAGAAGATGTATATGGAAATCGAAGTGATGCATCTGAGCCTTACTCATTTTCAATGAAAATTAATGTAGGACAAGTTGTTAACCTGATATATACAGAAAAGACAGCAACCAGTTTCATATGTACGTGGGATGAAGCAACCAACGCAACCTATTATTCAATTGAAGTGAAAAACGCAAACGATCCCAGTTTGTTTGATGAATCTTATGAACAAGTTGAAACAGAATTATTGGTAGATGGCTTAAAATCCTATACTCAATATACAGTCATTGTAAAAGGAATGAATGGAGATATTGAGGGCGAGGAAACGCAATTAAGTGTTGTAACAAATAAGTTTGAAGCTCCAACTGTGAGTACAACGATTGGAGTAAATCAAGTTACAGTTTCATGTTCTGATGTAGGAGCAAACCAATACAACTTTAGTCTATACGATAGTGATAAATCACTTTTAGAATCACAAACAATTGAAGGAAGAACTTACGTTTTTAGTAATTTGGAATCTGGAAATTTTTTTGTTCAAGTTGTTGGGTATGACGGAAATTATGGAGAATATAGTGGGTATTATGCATTCTCGATTACTGAAGAAATCTTAGACCCACCTGGAAATTTATCGGTAGTAGAAACTACACCGACTAGTGCAACTTTATCATGGGATGCAGTAGCAGATGCTACTGGATATGCATTATATCTGTATGATGAAAGTACGACAACTCAAATTAAGAAAATATCGCCAATAACAAGATTGGATTATACGATTACAGGATTAGAACCTGAAACATGGTATTTTGCAAGTTTAAGCTCTATTAATTCAGACGGAAAAGAAGGAGAGAAAACCGACATAATAGGTTTTGAAACATCAAGATTAAAGAATGTAAAGGTTCTTGTAAATGTAAACGGCGTGGCAAAAGAAGGAACTATGTACACAAATGTAGCAGGAGATTCCAAAAAAGTTATAGATATATATTTTAATGTTTTAGGAGAAGCAAAGGAGGCTATTTCACATGAATGAGTGCGTTTATAGAAAACACAATTACATTATCACACCAACACCAGATGACCCTAGTGAAACGTGTGCAACAAAGCAAGAATTAGATGACGCAATTGCAAATGTTCAATCACAAATTGATGACCTTTCTGAAAAGGTTACAGAAATTGAAGGCAAGTTATCAAAATCTAAACAAGAAGCCGTTGAATTTTATTACAACATGCAACGTGATGGAAAAGTCTATCAAACACGATTCTATAAATTTGAAACCAACCCAACTTCTGAAGGAACGAAAATGTTAGCCAATGCCAATCTAGTCTGTGAGCCTTCAACGAGCACGGAACAAGGACAGGACGATTATGAAAGCATTCCATTGTTTAAATGGGTGCGTTGCAATTACAAACGGGAAGCAGATGGAACGCCTTATCCAGTTGCGATTGAAGGTGATAAAAACTATAAAACAGACGGAGATGTCGACGTTGGAAGCATGATGATGAGTTTTTGGTATAAAGTCGAAGAAAACGGTGATTATATCGACTATTATATTTCAGATAGTCCAAATGCTTTGTTGGGATTAAAACCTTGGGTAAACTGTGTGCGTGCTGATGGTACGACTGTTCCTTGGAACATTTACAGCTCCTATTTTAGCGGCTTAGCATCAGACGGCAAATTACGTTCTCAGCCAAACTTAAGGCCAGAAAACTTTCAGTCTTATCAGAATATGGTGACAAACTATGGAAAGAAAGGCGATGGTTACTTTGGCGCTGGTGTAGATTTAGAAACATTTCAAATTCTTATGATTGCCATTAAATACGGGACAAAGAACTCACAGTCTGTATTTAAAGGAACTACAAACTATAACGTCCAATATCAGGCTGCCGTACAAAGAAGTGAAAAGGATACATACTTCCCTGTTACACAAGCACAGAAAAACAATATTATAGTTGGATCTTCTGTCTATGTTGGATATCCTTCTGATAATAACGGCACGCCAAACTATGATAGAGGTGTAACTACTATGAGAGAGTACGCTAACATGGCGAAAGTGTTGCGAATCGAAGATGATGGCGACAATGCAAGGGTATACCTAGACTGTGACCCATTTGATACTATGCCTAAAACAGTTGGTACTATATCGGCTCAGGTTACTATCTCCAGTATGCATTGGTATAGTGGGACGACAGACAAAGTCATCGGCCATCATGACGGCAGTGAAGTTAACAGCGATAAATATCCATACCGTGTGCAAGGTATCGAGTATGCAGTTGGTGGATATTTACTTGCCTCGGATACTATCATGGATATCCAAGCGGACATGTCCAAAATTGTTTACAAGTTAAATAAAGGTGCAGAGAGATCGAGCAGCATAGAAACAATCGAGGCCAACTCTGCTGTGATAGGCACAATCCCTGCTGCTGATGGCTCTAATGATTATTGGATTGGAGATGTCGGGATCAAAGACGGCGCTTGGTATCCAAAATCAAAAGGAACCGGCAGCACTACGGGAGTAGCCGACCGTATTTATTTCGGCGGGACTGCAACATCAGGTCAAAGAGAATACCTCATGGGCGGTTATCTCTGGTCTGGCTCGTCTGCTGGGGCTTGCTTCTTGCATTGCGGGCTTGCCCTTTCGAGCGCGTATTGGTATATCCTGGCGCACGATTAGTAGCTTCCTAGGGGGTTCCTAAGGGGGATACCCCCTTAGAGATGCACATTTAGGGTACTGTGGCGCGGCGGTAATCTCAGGAATGGCTCGAATGCAGGAGCTTGCTACTTGAATTGCAGGAATGACCTTTCGAACGCGAATTGGAATATCCTGGCGCAAGATTTTATAAATCATGTACAACCTATAATATTGCGCCGCCGTATCCTTCGCAGATGCGAAAAATTGTACAGTAAGAAGCGTGGGCTAGTAACATTTTGTGAAAACTCATATTGTATAGAAATCGTTTTGAAGGGAGTACGAAATGAAACGATTATGTAAACACGTAGATATTACAGATATTGATTTTATCAAGAATGCAATCAACGAATGTCTTAAAAATAAAGATAAAAAGAGAAGAGATATACGGCAACTACATAAAGACTATGAAAGTTCAGACCAATTAGCATATGAGATACAAAACGAGTTAAAGAATCGAAGTTTAAATTTTCCGCCTATATGGACGAAAGAAATTGTTGACCCTTCGTCTTTTAAAGTAAGAACCATTGGTATACAGAACATCAAACAACAAATTTACGATTATATAGCCGTAAATGGTTTAGACGAACTCACGAAAAGAATCGGGGAATATCAATGTTCATACAAAGGGAAAGGACAAGTTTATGGTGCAAAAGTTATCTATAAGTGGGTGAAAAATCCTGACATAAAGTACGCTTGCCAATTAGATATTAAGAAGTATTACGATAGTGTACAACACGATAAGATGATCAATTTCTTGCGAAAGCACGTTAAGAATGACGATTTATTATGGTTGATAGAAACTTTGATTCATTCATTTGATGAAGGTTTGTCGATTGGCTCATACCTATCTCAACTATTAGCGAATTTATATTTATCGGAGTTGTATCACTACATAGAAACGCTTCACAAATATAAAAGAGGCAAAAGAGTTAAACTGGCGAAAAGATTTATATTCTATATGGACGATATCTTGATTTTAGGCTCAAATGCACGCGATTTACATAAAGTCGCACAATCTGTTATTCAAAAAGCAGAAGAAATGAGCTTGAACATAAAGCCTTCATGGCGTGTCTATAAGCTTGGTTATGTCGATATGATGGGATATAAAATTTACAAAGACCACCTCGAAGTAAGAAAGCGAAATTGGAAGCGAATTCGAAGAGCTTTCTTGCGGTTCGACGGTAAGAATGTTGATTTGGCAAGGCGAGTTATTGCCTACTATGGTTTGATCAAACATACGAATTATCAAAATGCCGATTTAAAATACAAGATCAATAAAAAGGCACATATGGCAAGGAGGATTGTATCAAATGAAAGCAAGGTTCAGCGAAAAGCAACCTTCTGTTTTAACGAAAACGATTGACGGGTATTTATTTGTATATATTTGTCTAAATGAGACAAAGGTTGAAGAAGAATTTGAAAATGTAAAGCAAACGTATTATGAATACGATTACCATGAAATCAAAGAAGAAGAAGGCGTTTTAGATATAGATTCAATCAACGCTAATCCATCTTTATACATGAATTATCCAGATATCATTCAAATTCAAGAAAAGCAATTAAAGAAAAAGATAGAAAAAGAACAAAGAGAAAAAACGTTAAATGAACTACCAAAAGAAGAAGCATTAAATTACAAATTCTTATATAAAGAATGGAACTCATATCAAGATGGTTTTGAATTGACCGAAGGAATGAGGCTAATGTACAAAGGTAATTTATGGCAAGTAGAAAAGACGCACAATAAACAGTCCAATTGGTATCCAGGTGCAGACCCTACTCTGTTTGAAGAATTTGACAAAGACGAACATAAAGGAACTAAAGAAGACCCGATTCCAGTTCCTGAATCTGTAACTACAAGTGGTTTTACTTACATTTACGGGAAATACTATAAATGGAAAGACATAACTTACCTATGCCAAAGAGGTGGTGTATCAAATCCCGAAAGTATGTACGGGCAAGAAGAAAAGCTATATGCAACACCAGACTCATTAATTGGGCATTACTTTATCATTGGATAGTCCTAGAACGACTGAAAACTTATCTTAGATTGAGAGGAAACGATATGGATTTTATCAATCAAATTATGCCTAGTCTTGTAGACTTTATTGCTGTTGTTGTCGGTGTTGGATTGATGTATTTAGGTCAATATGTTAAGAAACTTTACAACAAATATGTTGATGATGAAACAAAGAAACAAGTAGTCAATTCAACAGTGCAATACGTAGAACAAGTTTACAAGGATATTCACGGAGAAGAAAAACTTGAAAAGGCATTGGAAAGGGCAAGTGAATTATTGAAAGAGAAAGGTATAGCCGTTTCCAATACCGAACTAGAAACTTTGATTGAAAGTGCAGTATGTGGTTTTAATGACGGCTTCTATAAAGGATAATGAATGAGTCAATTATAGTAGCAATTATTGGTGGCTTATGTACCGCAATTCCAAGTTTGATAGCGACAATCGTTGTAAACCAAAAAACAATGGCAGTCAATGAATATCGTATCAATTCTTTGGAAGAAAAAATGGACAAACACAACAATGTAATTGAACGTGTTTATAAATTAGAGGAAGACCAGAAGAACGCACAATATCGTATCAATGATTTAAAAAACGATATTGACTCAATCAGAAACAATTAAATATAGGCAAAACAAAAGGGCAACTTTTTTAAGTTTGCCCTTTTTTTCGTGCGAGAAAGGAGATTTTATGCAACCAAATAAAACATATGTCGCTAGTGATGGATATGAATATTTCATGTGTCCTATGACCGAGTTTAAGATTACGCAGGTAGAAAATGTTGGAACACATTTAGGTACAAAAGCAGTTGACTTTGCTAGTGGTACTGCAGGATATAGAGCGCCTTATTATGCACCTGCCACTGTTAAATGTATTAAGACCATTCCAAGCTACGGAGAAGCCACTTGGCAGACTGTTAACAAGGTACATTGTCCAAATGGGTACTTTGGTATTGTTACCTTTGAAACAGTCCATGACAACACCTTTAATGCGTATGTAGGCATGGTGATTAAACAAGGTCAACAATTAGGGAACATGGGTGATGCAGGTAGAGCAAGTGGTGTTCATTTGCATATCGAATTCACACAGTCTGCGAATGGTAATATGGCATATAATTCCTATGGCATATATACTTTTACTGCTACTGAAAGCTACGTTGACGATACATTCTATGTAGATGATACGAACGTTATCACCCCTATGGCAGGGAATTGGAGAAAATGCAATGCAGGTAGTGGTAGTACAACAAGTGGTTATGACCCTAGCCAACTCATTCAAGAAGATGGTATTGCACATTTTACAAACGACACACCTATTATTTGTCATAGAGATAGTCCAACTGGTCCGAAGTTTGGTAGCTATGTAAAAGGTGAAACACAACGTTATACAGAAAAATGGGTAGGAAACGGACATAGATATATTTCATGGTTATATGAGAATGACCATAGTATTCGTTGTTTTGTCGCCGTTAGTGGAAGTGAAGTACAAGGTGAAGACCCTTGGGCAACATTTACTGCACCTGAGGAAGAAAATAAACCAAGTGAACCTGAAAAACCTGAAGAACCAGCAAAAGAATTTCCTGATAGTGTTAAGATGAAAGGAATTGATTTGTCTGAACACAACAACGGAAACATCGACTTTTCACAATATGATTTTGTTATCTTGCGTGCGAATTGGTGGACGACAGAAGATAAGAAGTTCAAGACATTCGCCGATAAGCTAGATAAATTAGGCATTCCATATGGTGTATACTGCTATGACTATTGTGGTGATGAACAAACTGCACTTGAGCAAGCAGAATGTACATACAATCTGATCAAAGACAGAGATATCAAGATGGGTATATGGATGGATATGGAAGATGCCGATGGTTGGAAACAGAAAAATGGATATTTGAACAAAGAGCATTGCTCAATGGTTTGTAAGGTTTTCTGTGATTTCTTCAAAACACGTGGATATTTTACAGGTGTATATGCCTCTAGTTCATGGTTTGATTCAATGATTGAAGAAAATGGATATCCGAAATGGATCGCCAATTGGGGAACGAATGATGGTACTTGTCAAGGAGATTTTTCTGCCGAAAGTGTCATGCATCAGTATACCTCAACACCAATTGATAAAGATGTTGCATATCACGAAGTTGACTACTTTAAGTCTAATCCAGTTGAACCTGAAGAACC